ATGCCAAAACACACTAAACCTTGCAATGAAGAATGCTAAGCAATCTTTCAAGATTCGCCACACGCAATCTGTTGAAGGTCGCATTCAAGTTGCTCGTGAAACTCTTGGGCTTGCTCTTGGTTATTTCGATGAATTCGAAGTTCAAGCAAAAGCACTTTACTCACAAGCAATTACCGATGCTGAATTCTCTAAGTTGATTCAGACAATCTATCCTAAGCCAGAAAAAGATGCTAAGGGCGCAATCAAAAAGTGGGAGAACAAAGTTGTTCTGCTTGATGACCTTTATCATAACTCACCAACTAACGCTACAATCAAGGGAACAAAGTGGGGTGCGTTCAATGCACTAACTGAGCGCCTTGATTATTATCGTTCAGGTCGTGGCAATGGCGAAACACTTATGGCGGGTGCATCAGGGTTTGACCCAGTTCTAACCGCAGAAAAAAATAAGTTGTATCGCATGGTTGCAACTTTCTAAAAAAAACTAAATAAAAATCCTGAGCATGATTTAAAACTGCTCAATATTTTTTTTTGATCTCATAGCTCAATTGGTTAGAGCGCTACCCTGTCACGGTAGAGGTTGCGAGTTCAAGTCTCGTTGGGATCGCTTGACAAATGCCGAGAGATGCCCCCATATGTGCGGGTGTGATTCTTATCATACGAGAGGACTAAGAAACCCCTGGAATTCTATTGTATATGTCAGTGGGCCCTGGTACAATTCTCTCATGACCAACGAACTAGTATCAAGCAAGTATACATTTGTCTGCGACCCAGATGAATGTGATTGTTTAATCGAATTAACATCATCTGATGGATTTGGATTCCCATCAGGTGTGACAGAACTCACATGTCCGTGTGGCCGTAAGACAACCTTATTGTCAGTGGAGCATGCTACAATTGCACCTTCAACCCAAACGAAAGAGGAAAAAATGGAAGAGACAACAACACCTGCAGTAACAGTTCCCGATACATATAACTCTAATCTATTGGTTACCTACAAAGTAATCCGTGGCTATTCAGATGCAGAATATGCAACTGATAAAGTTGCATCTCTTGAATGGGACTTGCACAATGGACGCCAATCTCAAAAAGTTGCAAATATGCTACAGGGCAAAATTGACACAGTCAAAGATATTATCACTGAAGCATATGGCGATTCAGAAGACCAAGAAACACTTCGTTCTATTGCTGAAGCGCTTGATATTCCATTAACTCGAACAGTTGAGTGGACTGCATCTATCGAGGTTAGCGGAACTATTGAATTAGATTTGCTTTCTGATTATGATACTGACATCGAGTCAGAGATTACAGATACTCTTTATGTTGATGCACAGAATGGCAATGTTGAAATCGTTGACCAAGAAGTATGTCATGTTAGGGAATGCTAATGTATTTTGAACTCACCGCTCCATCTCAGGTAGCCTTTGCAAGGGCTATCTGGGATGCAGAGTTAATCGGATTAGACCCAATGACAATTGGTCCGTTGACTTTCAACATCGGAACTGGTAGTATTGAGAAAGTAAGTCGCATTAGAGATAAGTATAACTTAAAAGAAAGTTATACATCAGAGTATGAACCGACAGGTTACACGGGGAGATAAAAATGTCAGACTATAAAGATGGATTTGATGACGGGTATAAGTTTGCTCGTGAAGAGATTATGGAGAAGTTAGCAGAGATTGATATTGCTGACATCGACTCTTGGATTCTTGACCGTCTTTCTGAGATGATCGAAGGTGGCAACCTGTGATGGCTGAATGGCTTAAGTGTGACCAATGTGCAGCTCAAGCAATGTGGCAAGCAAAGAAAGATGCTATGTCTCTTTATTTTTGCGGACATCATAAGAATAAGCAAGGCGAGTCGCTTGACGACTGGGCCGAGGAACTGATACAATTGCTCAACTACGAGCAGAATCAACTACTAACAAAGGCGGAATAAAATGGGAGACAGAGCAAACTTTGGTTTTAAGGACCGTAAGGGCGATACAGTATTTCTATACGGGCACTGGGCTGGACACCGCATGCTTGAGAATTTAGCAAATGCAGTCGAAGCGGCACGTCCACGTTGGACAGATGAATCATATGCAACACGTATTGCTATCAGTCATTTAATTAATGATGAATGGAAAAGCGAAACGGGTTGGGGCATTAGCGTTAACCAATTAGCAGACAATGAGCACAAGGTACCTATTATTAATTGGGCCGCCAAAACGTTCACACTTATGGAAGAGGACCTCACCACGGAAGTATTCAGTTCTAGTTTGGATGTATTTGTAAATAAGTACAGTCAACTAGAAGAGCCCGCTATGGTATAATTAATCTAGGACTTAGGTCCTGGTTTTAATAAAGAATATGATATGGTGCGGCTAGTTAAGCGTGTCCCGCAAGTCGCTAAGTAAAGCGGATCTATTCCTTTCGTTGGAGATCCAGGCAGCCTTATCATTACCCCCTAGTCAGCTTCAGCTCTGATACTAGGGGGATTTTTTTGGCCCGCAAAAGATTGAGGGTAACATAATTTGTTTACGACGTCAATTTAAAATCGCCTGAATTTCTGTGATCTTGACCACATGCATACAAAATGTGGTGTGACTCACACCCAAATAGTATTCCATATGTCAGTGGGTCAGTGTATAATAATCACATATCAACGAAAGGATATAATATGCCAAATTGGGTGTATAACGGTTTAACAATTGAAGGTAATCCTGACCAAGTAAAGTCTTTAATTAAACAGATGAATAAGCCATTTGTTTATTCTATTGAAGCAAATGGTGATTTATCATTTGGGATTAGACAACGTAAGTTTGTTAATCCTATCTTCTCTTTTCATAATATCTATTCATATGTAGATGCTGGTGTATCTGAGAATGATTACCACTCTCAACCGCCGTCCTCTAAAACAGATGAGAATTGGTTTAAGTTTGATACCAACGATTGGTATAACTTTAATGTCCGTGAGTGGGGCACTAAATGGGATGTGGCTGTATGTGAGGATGACAAGTATCCTAATACTAATATGGAGGAAGCCGAGAACGGTGAGAACTATGTAGTTCATTATAACTTTGAAACTGCTTGGTCTCGTCCAATGCCAGCCATTCAAAAACTATCTGCACAATACCCAACACTACTATTTACTTTATCATATGAGGAAGAAACAGGCTGGGGTGGAGAAATGGAAATCCTTCGTGGTGAAGTTATATCAGAATCAGAATATGATTCTATGTGCCGTGATTGTGATGCAACTGACCAAATGGAATACTGCGAAGAAGAAGACTGTGGTCAAATTTGTGGCAACTGCCACTGGCTTGGCGAGGCAGACCTAGAGGCTGTGGCTAAATGTCAGACCCATAGTATATACTTAGAAACTAAAGTTCCCGAATATCGAAAGGCGGAAATAAATGGCTGAGCAATTTATAGATACAATAGCAGAGCACATTACAGGTGCAATGCAACAAGAAATTGGTGAAGCGTTATTTGACCAATGGTCTTATAACAATTTAGAGGAGGGTGAGGCATATGCTGAATTTAGATTTATGGAATATGCTTCTCGTGAATTAAAGCAACAGTATAACGAATACTATGGCTATATTGAGGGAGATGAGTTCCTATTATGATGTTAGGATATACTGCAGAGGATTTAGATCGTATGACTAATGCTGTTCATGATGCTAAGTTATTTTATCTTAGGACCCCGTCCGATTTAATGGACAAGGAACCTTTGAGAAAAGACCTGGAGGATGCAGTCAGCTTTTTCCAAGGTCTGTGGGCAGAAGGGTATTTCGACTAATGGGGGCTAAATGTCAGCATTACTGGGAGTGTTCAGATGTCCCTGGAATTTTTACTTGTCAGTGCTCTATGGTAAGATACTTCAATAGAGAAACGGGCGAATATCATTATGAATAAATCATCAAGGTTTATGGAGTATCTAAAGATACATCTAATTAGTTTAGAACAAGACTTAGAACAGATTGATTATGTAAATGGTCATCATTTCTATAGAGTTAAACAAGCAGAGATTGAAAACACCAGGCACATTTTGTCAGTGGCTACTGATATAATGAACTCTTCTAACGAAAGGTATAACAATGAATAGAACAGACATTGGGCTCCCGCCCCATTTGCAACGCATGGTCAACCTTGACATGGACGGTGCAGATATTCTGCACGGCGAACTAAAAGTGCTTATGGTTGAGGCTGAGAAGCAATTGGAATATGCAACGGAAGCCGAAGAAGAATCAGGCGAAGCCATGGATTCCATGGAACGCAAATATTGGGAAGGCGTCCTTGAAACATATGGAGAACTATACGGTCTTACATATGACATAGCATTTGCTAAGAACGATAAACTAATTAGAGATATGAAGGAGCACGTAAATGGCTGACATGGACCTGCAGGAAAAGACACGCATGCAAGATACATATACTGAGATTGAAGATATCATTGCCAAGATAACTAAACTTCCTGTTGGCCTGCCCCTGGTTTGGGTGTATGCCTGGGATGTTGCACGGGATCTATACACAAACATCCAAGAGGGTGCCGAGGAAGAATACTGCGTCACAGAGGACATAGAAGACGTATGGCAGATGTTCTGGGAAGACGCAGACAAGAATGGCTGGTCCCTAGAGTATGGCGCAGAAGACCTACACGAGGGCATTAGAGACTGGATGATTGACAGGAACATCATTGATGAGGTCCCTGAAGATGATGAGGAGGAATCAGATGAAGATGAGTGACATATACTTGAATGATCAGTTAGACAAAGCCCAAAAGCTTTTGTGGGGTGGGTCCGAAACTGAGAATATTGAAGCACATAACATCATTGCTAAATTAATCAGTGATCGTATTGAGCAAGCAGATCTTTCGTAGGGGCCAAATTTTTTCCTTACGGTTGTAAAAGAAAATAGCCTGAAGCCTATTTACAATTTTGTAAATAGTTGATATAATAAATAAAACATCTCTTGAAAGGGGATTATCAAATGGCAACAAAGCGTGAATATCTAAAGTCACAAGGCATTACAGTAGGTGTACGTGGTCGTTTCTCAGGAGCAGCTAAGGTGGCTCTAGCCGAGGCAGTAGCCAAGGGCGTTACATTTACAGCAGAAGTACCAGCAAACAAGGCGAAGTAATTCTTGGGACGGGGTTAGGGCTTCGTTGGTCCTTGACCCCGTCTCTTATTTTTGATATAATCTAAGGTCAGGCGGAAGGCGGAATATGAGTAAATCACCAGAAATCAAAGTAGCAGAATCAATAGTAAATCTAACAGAAGACCATTGGTTTAATCCAACAATCTTTGGTAGATATTTGGCAGAACAGCCAATGTATACAATTGACAGAATTATGGAAATGGTTGTATCAATCATATCCGAACAATCTAAGATACATGGAGTTCATGGCTATACATCAGAAGGTTTGATGTTAGCAGTTGAATTAAATGAATGTATCAAGGCTTACCAAGAAGATAATCAATTAGAATCTCTTAAACTTCCAGCCCGTTCTTTTAAAGTTCCAAAGCGGGAGGAACCAATAGTAAGACAAGGGTTTGGATGGCGAGAAGAACAAGATCCATTCAATTAACAATAGACATATATGAATAGATGAATGTCTGGTTAGATAGATAAACATATCTAGCCCAAATTATCCACAGGGTTATCCACATCCTGTGGATTTTTTGTATGTGTGGGCATGGGGGCAGCTTTTTTCATTTACGACACATGATCTCAAATCCCTGAAATTTAAAACATGTGGGCCAAATTTCTCGTTTACGAGGCCTTGACAAATACGCCTGAAAATGCTACAGAATAATGTCTATATGATTAATTATACATATAGAATGTCGACAAATCTGTAGAGAATATGGCAGAATAAGCCAAAATCCCTTGCATATTCTATTGACAAATATGGATCAATATGCTGCACATTTCGGCTATTGACATTACGATTAAGATGGGATATGCTCAATTACATATGTATGTTTAACTATATATATCTATAGTATATGATATGTTATCTAGAGTATAAATTCTCCACAATACTCCACTTTGCTCCACTATATAAGCCTTCTAAGGGCTATTAGAGAGGAGATAAATGGGAGGGGGATATAGGAGTTAGGTGCCTAAATGATCTATTTTCCAGAGCTATCTGGCTTAGAGATGAATGCTATTAACTGGCTCTTTGGACCAATGTATATAGGATCTAATATAGACTATTCCATAAGCTATTGCTGCAAATATGAATCCGTATTGATCTGTTGTTAAAGCGTATATGATCCATAGGAACTCATTGAATAGTAATAGTAGCCAAGCCCATATTGTCTTCCGCCCCACAAAATATATGCCTGTTACCCCTATTGCCGCTAATATATACGACCATGCCATTATTCCCACCTCGATGTCTTATGTACTTTAGTTCCCGCTATTAAATCTTTTACGTCCATATTTTGAACCTGAGACACAGGCCTAACTGATACTGAATTAGCAATTGATCCTGTTTTTCTAGCTTTTATCTTAGGCTTAGTAACGTTGTAAACACGTATCTTTTCAGGCCATAGCCCAGCAGCCTTCATTTCTCTTTCCCATTTGGCTAATTCTTTTCTAGTCGGAAATCCATTTTGATCAGGCATATATTCATTATAGTATATATGACAGGTACTGTCAATGCCTCTCTACCGCCGAACTTTTTCACTAATTGCGGTCTATATGGTATTAAATTGGTATTGTTATAGTATTTGCAGATAAGGTAATTGCACCAGAATAACTAAATAGTCTGCCATTTATACTAGCTCCTGCTCCCGCTCCAATAGCTGCTGGGGATATTATTGTTCCTTGCCATGCCGCAGATGCTCCAATCGTTGTTGCTCCAACACAGTTAAAGTAGATCATGCTTGCCGTTGCTCCATTTATTAGATTAAAGGAAGTTGATGCAGCAGGAGCCCAAGCTGCACCTAACTGCATAATAAATGTTGCTCCTGGGTTATTTTGAGCATCAAAAGTAATTACTCCTGAATTTGTTACCGCTGCTCCTGCATGATAAACTCCAGGATAGAATGTTAAACCTATCAGATCCCCAGCCATATGTGGGGATGTTCCAACTAAAGCATTTGTTGCCGTTACTCTTATTGAGCCTGATGGAGTCATTCCCCAAAATGTATTATAAGCTGATTGAACATCAGTAGCAACTGCTGCTGAAGCTGAGTTCATATTATTTCTTGGATTACCAAATGCAGTTCCAGTTATTGCTGATGTAGTAAACGAAGATACTCCGCCATTTGATGTAGTAGCCCCTGCTACAGTTATAGTTGCTCCACCAATTGTATATCCTTGTCCTGCCCCTAAATAAACAACTTGGACTGCCCCTGTGTTAGGATCGATATCTAATAGATTTGCAATAGACATCCATGCTCCATCTACATATATCTTTAATCTTTTAGATGTTGTGTCTAGCCACTGCATTCCTTGAAATACTGGTGTGGGTTCTAGCAATGATATATGCAAAGAATTAATGTCGACATATCTTTTAGTTACTGCATGATTTAAGTTAATGGCATCTAATATTTCAGCAGTGCCACCAATAACAATTGATCCACCTACATCTAAACCATTTTTAACTTTAAAATTTTTTGAATTACTTGACATTTTTCCTCCTAGGAAAAATCAACCAAGCTGTTAGGTTCTGAATTACAATAAATAATTCCCCTAGTAGATAATAACAGTATATCGCACATCTTAACCCAATGCGTTTATAAATCTTCTTTGTCTATGTCTTCTTTTATATCAAGATTGTCTAATAGATCTAAATCAAGATATGCTTCAAGGTTATATAATATACCCATTATGAGTTCCTAGGTATTAGTGTTTGTGGACCTTCTGTGCCAAATATAGACTTCTTAATAGGTACGCAGTTAGGAACTCTCTTTCCGCCCTTATCCTTCATGCCTACCTGCTTAAAGCCTTTCCAGCAAGCTTTCTCAAAGTTATTCCAATTGTCTTCTTCTTCGTTATCTGATTCATATCCTTTTGATATCTCTTCATCTGATGGTACGTTAATCTCTGACATTGTTTTTCTCCATTTTCTTGCCAATCAATTCGGCTTTATTTCTTACCTTTTCGGCTGACGCTATAGTATTTTCTATAGATGCTTGAAAGGACTTGCACATCTTACATAGATCGAGCATATCTGGGTATTTGGCCCATGCGGCTTTATTGGTTTCTATTGAACATGTCTTGCACATTGGTGATGCCATTATATTGCTCTCTACTAATAGGGATTATACCCTTATAGTACTATTATACACCTATTGCTTTACATCAAAGAAGAGAATAATATTTGCTCTCTCCCCGCCCAAAACCTTATTGACTGAATGGGGATAGTTCTCATCACCCTTGAAATAGACTAATGTGCCTTCATTAGGCTTATATGCTGTTGGAGTATTCTCATCATAGAAACAGATTTCGCCACCATCGTAATCATTAGTTAAATAAAGCAAAGCTGAATATCCTATAACTCCGTATCCATCCACACCGCCGTATGCATCTGTATGGTAGCCAAGTTCTTCGCCCTCACGCAATACCTGATACAGGACTCTATTGATAGAGATCTGATCCCCTGGGAAACCAAACTCCCTCTGGATAGCCTCTACAAGTAGTTTGAAATCTGCATAAAACTCTTTGTCAGGATCATTAGCAAACTGTTCAAAAGGATACAATTGTTTGCTTAGCAAGCCCATAGGGTTAACTGTTGCCTTTGATCTTAAAAAGGCATTGCAATCTTTAGCCGATTGTTCTGAAATAAAATTATCTATTACTGTGGGTTGCATTTCTTTTCCTGTTCATATAAGGTCAACGTAGTTGACTAATTGTGCTCTACCGCCGCGAATTTCACTAATTGCGATCTATTTTGTAATATTCAGCATTAGATTTAAGCATTGCAGTATAAGCTCTCTTGAACTTAAAGTATTTGATAGGGTGCTTCCATTTGTTAATCACTTCTCTATTATACATTAGATTCCTCTGCTTCACGAGCCCACTGGTCTTCCCATAGGCCCATCAATGATTGGTTACCAATATCATCAAAATAGTATCTGCCTCTGACTGGATTAAATGTCCAGCCATACCAAGTATCTCCCTCGGACCAAGTTAAATTAGTTGGGGTGTCATCTTCTTCATGCTGCTTAATTATGCGTAGCAATTCGTCATTATCTCTTACAACTGCTTGTATGGCCTCTCTGAGGCGTCTTGGGCGCATTAGGTATTTTTCTACTAATTCATATAACATATAAGAAGTATACTATATCTGACGGGTAGCGTCAATGCCCTCTCTACCGCCGCACTTTTCGCACTTTTGATCATTTAGCTCGTGATACTGTAAATGAAAATCCATTAACTGATAGGTTACTGCACAAAAGCATATTTGGCAATGCGTAAGCCAGAGGGATTTATCTTCCCAGGCTTTAGCCATTCTCGTCCAAAGATTCTATTTGGGCTACAGCCCAATCTTCAAACATCTTTACTAAGTTTACATTATATTCTTTAATATCATCTGCCACTACCATACATTCATTACATAAAATAAATAGATCATTATATTTGTTTATATAAGGATACATTTCGCCTCTATAATGGCATATATAGCACATGGCTAGCTTATATAATAATTATTCATATGCTTTTTGCATACAGTAATTATTGTTGCTCCTAATTGATCCCAGTATAATCCCACTTCATTGCAGTAGTGACATTTGTCACTTTCTGGCTTATTAACGTCAATTATCATATCTATCTTTTATCCTTCGCCATCTTCCCCATTGTGTAGGTACATCAAGTCCAATATACTCCTGACCTGTCTCTAAGTCAACGAGTAACCATTTCCCTGGAGCTTTTGTATGTATAGTTAGATCAACGGCTTCTTTGAATTCGTGAACTTCCGCCCCTTGATACATTTTAGGTAAAAAGGGATATACGTTGTTCAATAGTTTTCTCATACAGTACTATTATATCTTATTTAGAATGCTAAATCTCTAGGTATCATTATTTCGCAACGATCACAATAGTCATAGGTTGATCCAGTATAGGGGCACTGTCCTGCTTCAATTAAATTGTGTCCTTTAAAATAACATTTAATTCTATTTAAATAATGCTTCATGGAACAATCCTTTTAATTTCATAAAAACACTCAGGGCATTCGCCTATGTGCAACCATTTACCTGATTCTTGTATTATTAATTCGTTTAACCTGCCCTTGACATTCTTTTTGCATATTACACAATATGCTTCAAGATATACTGTCATCTCTTCCAGGAGCCGCTCTCGCTGGGGTTTGGATCAGAGTCATGCTCTGCTATTGGTTCATCGGCTGGCCTGCCGTGTGAGCCATCACAGACTGGATAAGAGGCAGATCTACCGCACTGACATATTACGACAGCGCCATATTCAGTAGCCATTATGCAGAAAGTATCTTTGATAAAGCATTTATTGTTGCAGAAATTCTGCCAATATCCCTTAGCTGTTCTACTGTATATCCTTCTTCTTTAAGTGTTTCATAGTGTGCTTTAACACAGAAGTGACATTTACCTACAATAGATGATGCCAATGAATATGCTTCAAATTTAGCTTTAGTTGTTCCGCCATGTGTTGCAATTGCATTCATTCTTAATTGCGCTGGCAAACCTTTTAGATTGGGATCATCAGCCATTTCAATAAATGGATACCAAACATTATTTTGTGCCATGATAGCGCCAGCTGTAAGGGCTGCATTTTTTTCAACTTCGTCAGTTGCATTCGCAACTATAAAAGTAAGCAGTTTAGCATTACCTGTTGAAAATGCTGCTGCTATTGAAAGATATGTGGCCTGCTCGGGATCAATAGTTGATCTATTAATAACAGCATCAAGATTTAATTTGATGTCCTTAGCATACTCTGGAAGAGAGTCCTTAAGCTGGTCTACCCATAACATTATAGAGTTTCTCCTCCGAGTGGTCTATTGCATGCACACAGCTCGCCTGTCTGTAATGCATCTAATACACGCAAAGCTTCATCTGCATTACGACCTACATCTAGGTTGTTGCATGTTACATGCTGAATGATATTATCTGGGTCTACAATAAATGTAGCACGATATGTGACTCCAGATGAGTGGTGTACGCCTAGATCGTTAGCCAGCTGATGTGCTGTATCTGCAAATGACCATGAGTTCGTCTTCTTTAAATCATCATGTGCATTTCTCCATGCAATTTTACAAAATTCATTATCTACAGATCCTGTAAGCAAAACAGTATCTCTATCATTAAAATCATTTACCAAAGCATCATACGCAACAATCTCTGTTGGACATACAAATGTAAAGTCCTTTGGATAGAAAGCAATTATCTTCCATTTACCTGGAAATGAGTCTTGTGTGATTACTTCAAATGAGCTATCTTCATAAGATAATGCTCCTGGCTTTACGCCTGTTACGGCAAAGTTGCCTAACTTTTCTCCTACTGTTTTCATATTATTGTGCTATCCAATACTTTATCAACAGCATCATCTATTGTTGGATAATGCTCTTTGGTACAACTACCGCATTCTCTACACACGGCTAAATTTTCTTTCGGCCCGTTTTCTTAGGTGGCTTTGGAACAAGACTTGTTTCTCTTCTTATTCCATGTCTGTTTATGTCCACTTTTAAACCCTGTCTAGGGTATCTCTTTGGGGTTCTTTCGCTTGTAACAGCACCAGCAGGCGCACCAGCGTTAGCTGGTGGCACCATGCCTGTACCATCTTCTTTTTTAATGCTATTAGTCATTAGTTAAGCCTGACTCACCATCTCTAGATACATCTGTAATTGTGACTGGAGTAGCGCCCTTGGTGCTACCTACTGTTTCGCATCCGCATTCGTAACACATTAGTTGCAGTTCTCACAATTCTTTACAGCACAATCAGCGTCGCCTCTTGTGTCTCTTGTGCATGCTACCTTTGTAGCAACTGATGCAGCAACGTTAGCTGCTGCTGAAATTACTGCCGCTTCAAATGTTGGAGCAACAATTTCTTCTTTTTTAAATAGATCCATTTTTACTTTGGGCCCTGTGCTGATGCTTGGTTAGATACATCTGATGCTGGGAATGCAGCTGCTGGTGCCTCTGTGTAATTTTCTGTTGCCCATGGTGATGATCCTGCTGGCTTTGTTTCGTTAAATCCTTTTAAGTCTTTTCCGTCTGACATTTTGTACTCCTATAGGTTATTTATTTAAGCAGGACTAGTATTCTGCTTATGAC